TTTTTCAAATGTAATCTGCAATCCTACTTCCGCAGAATTTACCTGAACGGCATCGCTTACATAGTTCTTCTCACCCTTCGTAAAGGTTATAGATGTTTCTTTCATGATTATTCCTCCTCTTATTATGATTCAAATTTGATATCGTTAACTCTGTTCAGCCATCCGCGTTTGAACTTGTTGTTTGCGGGACGCTTCCGGCAGATATCTTCTATAAAATCGAAGCGGGCAATCTTGATACGATCAAATAACTCGCGTGGATTCTTAGAATTAACTGCCGCTATAGTTTTTGGTCCGACAATTCCGTCCGGCATTACACCAACCAATTCCTGCGGAATCTTGATACCATGAATACCGGAGGCCCATATCCAATCAACTAAAATATTAGCGACCGACTGAGACTTGATCTCGTCTGCCTTCCATCTATCCCAGTACATAGTTTTCAATATCTCTGTCCATTCCTCCTTGGAAAGATTCTTTAGTCTCTCTATAGTCGGTTTAGGATAGCCTTTCTTTTTACAATACGCCTCATAGGTAGCGATTGTTACTCCCATATTAGTAGCACCTCCCAAGTCATCCGGATCATTAACGAAACCGCCTTCCCACTTTTGAATAAACGGTGCCAATTTCTTCACATCTGCCATATATGTTTCCTCCTATAAAATTAAAATCAATACTAATATCTGAATAGCCTGACCGATAAGACCTCCAATTAACGTTGCGGCAATATCAAGCCAGTCCCATTTGCCACCCCAAGCTCTGTCCTTGAATTCCATGCCGGCCGCTAGCCCTGCGACAAACAAGATGGTAAGCAATGCACCTGCTGGGATAGCATAAAGCAGGTGATTAGGACGGTTACTTTCTTTGATCCAACTCATGAGTTTCTTCTTGAATTATATCTCTGACATCTTCCTTGTCAACCTTGAACACCTTCTTCCCAAAGACTCCCAGAGCTCCAATCACATTTATATTGATCCCCTTTGGTTTCAATATATTGCCGACAATCGAACACCCTTCGATGAAGCATACCAATAAGCAAGAATACACATCAATAGGATATTCGCTATGACTTGCTACTGTGATCATGCAGACCATGCAGACAAAAGCAAAATAAGTAACCATCTTTCCCATAGTAGCGCGAATTGCACGAGAGAATCTGACTTTTTCACCCATTAGCATACTTTTTCTGACACCGAAGAGAAGATCACAAAGGATTACCGCACATGATACAATCAGCCACGGAATCATATTCTGCAATGACTCGGAAACAAATGCGGTAGCGATTGCCGCAAATCCGCCTGTAGTTGTATGTACTATAGCTTTCTTCATAGCAAACAAGTCAAGTAAACGGTTAACAACGAGATTACCTCAATCCAAAACATAGACTTGCATGCCGTCAGGTCCCATATAAGATTACCAGACCAGTTATTTACAACAAACGTTATCGCGTAGATTAGAAATGCAGCCCATAGCAGCAGCCAGTACCACGAATTGCATCCTACCCATATCTGGGAGAATACAAGCGACATCACTGCGCCGGCTATATGAGCTTTCTTGTGTGCTCCTTTAAAATTCGGGGATACTCCCAATACAATCATTCCGACTACAGAAAGAAAGATCAGGAACTGACTGTTTTCTGTACTTGCATCCAATGCGGCCGGAAGCAACAACAAAGACGGGAGAATCATGCATATACCGAACCAATACCTGTTACTCAGAATGTAATAGGTATCGGAAATAGAATAAGGGATACCCTTTGTCTTGTAAATCATCACACCAACATAAGATGCGAAAACCAATAATGATAGTAGTGTCAAAATCATAGTTTTATCTGTTTATAATGAAAACTCTAGTTTATTCGGATAACCGGTCTTGTAGTTGTAAGACTCGACTTCCTCTCCCGTCTGCAATCCCCGAACTACAGCAATATGCTGCTGCGTCACATTATAGCAATCAAGAGCGTATAACTCTAATGAGTTCAGCATAAGGAGAGCACTTGAAACAGGTATCGTATACTTTACCGCATCAAACCATAAAACGGTATCCAGTCTTCCGGCCTGCTTCTCAATATTGATTGAATTAACAAGACCTACGCGGTCCTCTTTGGTAAGCCACATTCTCTTTCCGGAGAGAGTGAATGAATTCACAGCGTCTGACTTGTCATAAGCATTAATATCCGCTATCTTCATCTCTTTTAGTTCATCAAGGGTATACTCATGATCAACCAATACGGGATAGCCGCTTTCGTTCTCCCTTATTTCCTTTCCGGATGACTGACCGTCCAGCAACTCCTGCCAGTATTCTTCCGTTATCTCTACTGAGCCTTCTTGCAGCTCATCGTAGAATCCTTGTTTCCAATATTTTGCCATAATATTATTTATTTCCAACGCCCGACGGCTATCCAATAAAAAGGATTAGTTCCCGCGCCAGTACCATTATTATCCCCAACGGTATATCTACTACGTATTCTAAAAAGGTTTGTACCTACCGATATTATAAAACCAGTAACAACATTCATACCGCTGCCCGGTTCGTAGTAGGTAATCACAGGAACATAACTGGTGTTATAAAATGATAGTGGTAAATACACATAGGTGTCGTTGCTTGAGCTTGACTTGTATCCCCACTGAATCAATAAACCATTATTAAACTTAGCATATCCGTTCATGCCCAAAGATAGAGTCATAGCGTTAGACAAGTCTGCCTTTGCCAAGTTGGGAATCATGTTCAGCAATTCTACAACTCTATCTCCTGTAAATCCGCTATTATAATCACTCATGCAAACTCTTTTTTAATCACATTAAACGTACTTCCATCTGACAACAAGAAACGTCCTTCAGCAACAGCAAATGCCTGTCTCTTGCCTATCTGGGAGATGGTAGTGGAGACAGATGCCTGTACTCCACTATTAGTTGTCCTAAACACAACAGTCTGCTCCCTGTCAAGTCCTTCGTTGGCAACATCGCTTGACACGCTTGCGGTTCCATTTGAACCAGGAGTGATAACGATGTTGCCTTCTCCTTCTTTCCAAGGAATCTGCATGCTCATTATGCGGCAGTCCAAGATGTGTTAGACGTAACATTGACGGATACAGCAGATCCACTCTGAGGAATAGTAATTTCCGTCGGAGAAACAGACAATGTAGCATCACCGGCAGCCTGTTTGATAGCAATCTGAGCCGCTTGTCCGCCATTGGCCGTTACCTTTAAGGTTCTCGTAATTTCCTCAATAGTTTCATTTGCCGGAAACTCCAATTCGATAGAGAAAGGGAATTCCGCGGTAGCTCCCGGGTCACCGGTAATAGTAGCCGCATTGTTAATCTGCGTTCCATTCGCGCTATACTTTGCAGGCAACGTTACATCTGTTACGCTTCCCGCCCACGCAAACGTCAATTTCGAAGAGTTTGTTTTACCCTCGACGGTCACAGTCCCTGCTGTCTTAGGAGCAGACATCTCAGAGCCATTATCAAAGGTAGCAAACTCAGATTTTGGCGACTGAGTTACCTTATAGGTCGAAGGAGTGGATACACCGACACCGGTCACCGTTACTGTTCCTGTACGAGCAGTACGCCCTGTGTGAGCGTCTGCGCTATTTGCAATTGTCCCGTTACCTGATCCGGTAGACGGATTTAATTTTAACCAACTAGGTTTTGCCATAATACAACATTTAAATAAAACAAATCAATTAACTATATCATTCTTCCTGCACAGCATGCCATACCACATTGGATAATACATCGACGTTATCCTCAAAGTTATTCGAAGGCATCAGCCATATGTAATCAGGGTCAACTTTTAGATAAGCCTGTTTACCAACATCACAGACAACCCCTATCGACACCTTCATTCCCGTTGCCGAAGCAGAAACCTTCATTTCATCCGCTTTGGCCGAGACATTTCCAATGCCCTTGATAGCCTCGATATGTACAGATATGCATCCCATTTTACACTGTCTTTATACCGGTATTCATCTTATCTACCTCTACTCTTATTCCGCCTTCATAGTCGGAGTCAGGAAGGTAAGCCGTAGTCTCCAGCCATATTTCTCCCGATCCGATAATCTTAGTGTCAACATAGCAGCTGTAGTTGTTCTCATTAATGCGTACCATCTGAGACTTCTCTATCACCTGTGGGGCGGAGAAGACAAAGAAGCGGCATTGGAAGTCCACATCATCCATTGTCAGCCCCGAAGGGAGGTCGATGGAGATTGCCAACTTGATTATTGTACCTTTTGCTCGCATATATATTATCTTGATTACTTTGTTATTATACATTGAATAAAACTCAACTATCTGGAGAAGTAAAATTTAAACCACCAGTATTAGGAGAATCTTTTCCACCATACACGTTGAGCATAAACAGGAATAAATTAAGATTGTCATAATAGACTCGTATGCTAGTACTTGATGTATAAATTCGATCTACAAACCATACGCCCAGTGTTACACTTGTTCCTTGGGTGTTTAAGACAGGCTCAATCATGGCAAAATTATCGCTATGACCGACTACGTAATATTTTAAGTTAGAACCGTTCCAATGAGCAATCAACCTTATAAATGACCCTTCCGATCTCATATAGCACGTCCTAATTTCTACACCTTTGTAGTGTATACCTGCAGCTGAGTAATTAGTATCTCCTCCACCTTCCCTATAAATATTTGCACTACCATCAAATGATCGGGAAGCAGTACTTACAATGGTGAATTCAACTCCGTCAAACTTCTTATCATTAGGCAAACGTAAGGAAGATGTTCCGCTAAATAATATGTTCACTTTGCTGTAAGCGACCTTGTCGGGATCTACCGAAGTACCATTAGCTTGTATAGGAGTATTGGTCGCAAATCCATATACATGTCCTCCATTTGAATATTGATCCCCTGTTTTAAGATTGAATGCCAGGTTAGGTTTAAAATTCCCACCCTGCGGATTTTCCTGATTAAATTCTTGATAATTGGAGGTTGGATTCCCATCAGCATCTATTCCTTGTTGAGAGAACATAAAGTCTCCTTTAAATATAGCCTGTGAAAGATGTGCAAAATCTTTCATTGTAATTGAATCTGCCACCACACTACCCTGAAACTCATACTCTTCGGATATTGGGTCAAGTTTAAATACAATATTTCCATCCACAAGAGCAAAGATTCCCGTTCTTTTCTCTCCATCGACTGTAATACAATCTCTTCCTAATGCAATACCGGTCAGTTTCCCATTGCTATCCTTGGTTCCAGAAAATATCTTAGGTGAAATAAGGTATTCTCCACCTATTTCTGTTTTATTATTGTTCCAATCTTCTACCCAGGGAAGGAGATTTGCATCCTCTCCCGGAGTACCAGGTTCACCGTCTTTTCCGTAATGACCAAAGAGACGATAGTTCTTATACTCTCCCCACTTTCCATCTTGTAGAGTACGTTCACAAGTGTACTCATAAGGATAAGTTTCCGATGCTCCACGAGGATTATCCGTCCACCAGAGCACATCTTCCCAGTACGAAGCGTTTGTAGGAGCATTACCGATGCCGGCCTTTATAGCAACCTTGTAGACGTTATTGTATTTCACGACATTACCTATACTGTAGGATTTAGTACTGCTATATTCAGGAGCATCACCGATATACTCATTTACATATTCGTTAGACGCCGGCATGTCAATAGTCAGGTTCGACTTGGCAAGCAGATAAACCTGTTCCTCGGTCTTGGAGTCTGTCGGGAATATGACAGGCTCGCTCCAGGAAGGAGTTGTTTTACCATCAATCACCGCGGTGGAATACCAACAGGTAGTAGGATCGAGCATACGGAACTTGACTCTGTCCTCGTTACTGCTTGTGCTGCCGTCTTTCGTGTATACAATCTCAACAAAGTGACTGCCAGCTGTAGGCACTGCAATATCCACCACCGCGTTAGTCACTCCGCTTCCCACCCAGGCATGTTCGTTGGAACTGCTATATGATGTATCAAGGGCTTCTACAATACCCTTGTCGTAGTTCTGCTCAGATGATACATTAATCTCTATATGTATCATCTGATTAGCTCTTCTTGTCGTAAATGACACTCTTTGCTTGTATGTCGAGGAATGAGATGCAGGGGATGGAGAGACATAGTAATCACCGTCTTTTGTAAAGTTACCCGAATAAGAGAAGGTGATATCCTCCCGATCCGGAGAAAGGGACCATCCTGCCGGATTTGTACCGGTAGGCGTAGCAGGCTTTCCGAAAGCATACTTATACCGTAGCTCCGTATATTTACCCGGCAATCCCTTGAATCGTATAGGATCACCCCATGTGCCGGAAGAAGCGCTTGAAGCGACCTTCTGAGAAATCCAGACAACATCTTTTGTAGCGTTAGTATGCCATCCTCCGCTTGTCCCGCTTCCGGTCGGACGAGATGGTTCATCTTCGCTGTCATGGTATGTAACGAAAACGCTCAGGCCATCTGTACCGTCAGTACCATCTGTTCCGTCTTGGCCATCCGCAACCATCAACTCCCAAGCGCTTCCGTTATAGATGTAGACAATACCATTGCTGGTATTACGATATGCCCAGTTTTTCTCTGGATTAGACGGAGCACTTGATAAATCCCCTTTCCACGTAATACTAAGCCCGTCTTTACCATCTTCACCATTTATTCCGTCAAGCCCCTTCTTTCCGTCTGAGACAACAGCAATCGTTTCGCGGTCGATCAGTACTACTCCCGATGTTTCATTGTAAAGCCGGAACTGTATCTTATTTGTTATCCCGGAAACGGAGATTTCGCTATCCGGAGTATAACTAGTTGCATTTCCGGAGTCTATGATATAATCCATTGAATAGTCAACCGGTAGAGAGGATACGACAGTAGAAGTTCCGTCGGTCTTCATTACCCGACAGGATATCTTAGACACGTCACTGTTCCCGTTTGCATCTCTCTTTATGATATTGGTCGATGGCTGAAGCGAGTAAATGACCGCGTTCTTGCCATCGTTTCCATCCTCTCCATTCTCCCCAGGCTTCACTTTGTTTATCGATAAATGAAGGGTACGTTCATACTGAGCACCTTTGTATGTTACCCGTCCGGTTATGGGTATACGGATTACATCAGCCACCGCAGCAGTAATAGCTGTTACCTTAACTATCCCCGTGCTACGATCAGCCGTTGCTGTCACGCCTGTGATGCTGCCTACAGAAAGAGAATCAAGGGAAAGTTCAGTCGTTCCATAGAACATGGAGAATGTTGTTGTGACAGGCAAACCGGATACCACTGTCCCGTCCAGAGAGCAAACTACAGACTGCATTTCATCGTCAAGATCAGCAGAGATGCTTCCTTCTCCATCAAGACCATTTTTACCATCCTCAGTCATTACATACCATGCGCCATCCTGGTATACGTAGCATTTCTTGTCTGTGGTATTACGGTACCAGTATCCGTTCTGAGGATCTGCCGGAGCAGAAGAGAATTCTCCCATAAAAATGAGGCTTGTACCGTCTTTACCCGGTTCTCCCTTGAGATTCTCCTTTGCTTCCTCGTCCAGATTATCCCATGTCAGCACCACCCCTTTCATGGAGCATACATATTTGTTTTTCGATGCGTCCCAATACCATGAGATTGCTCCTCCGGCTATATATCCGGATTTATCCGTAGCAAACTTCGCTGATCCGTCTCCAAACTCAGCAGTACCGTCCGGATAGATACAGTAAACGACATGCCCTTTAGAGTCTGTACCTTTGATCATACCATTTTCGCAATAGAAACCCTTAAGCCCGTCTGTTCCGGGAATATCACCGCCCATACGGATTTTCGTACAACCGGCAAAACTTTTGCTGTTGATACCAAACAGAATATCGATTGCAGGCTGTCCACCTTCATCGGCATGCAGATAGATCGCACTCTGACGATTTACATCCTTCGAGTTACCGAACTGGACAATCTCATCACTGACAGCCGGAGTAGTCATGCCCGACAATGCCGGATCAACAGCCTCCATGCCGTCTGTGTAACCTATACCGCCGGTGAACTCACTGACAGGTATGACGATTGTATCAACACCGTCAATCTTGCGTATTTCGGCTATCTCGACCCAATAGCCTTTAAGGGTACCATTCGTCCAATCCTGGCACCGGATGAAATCGTGTGCGACAAAAGACATCTCATCCTCTATGGTGACCAGCCAGTTTTGTCCGGACTCATCCAGCGTGGCAGTCTTTATACGACCGCATGCCTGAGTGATACCCAGTGCACCCTTAACCGCGCGGATCTTCTGAATAAGGAGTTCAAAAACGACCATTGTTTCGCGGACAACGAGACTGTCTATCTCCAGCTTCCATTTGCCCTTGATATACTCCCACAGCTTCCATCCATGACCGGCAAATCCGGACACGAAGTCTTCGACGTATTCTTTAACGCCGTTTGACAACTTACGTCCTGTCGCTTTCACAGAACAAAGAAATCCGTAGAACTTACCGTTACTTAGTATTGCCATATTATTCTAATTCTTCAATCAATGAATCTTCAATTTCTTCTATCAACTCTCCGCCACGAACTACAAGGCCACCGTTAGCACTCAGCAAGAAATCGGTACCATCCGGTTGATCCTTTCGTATATATTTTTTCTCTAGTGCTTCACCATCTCCACCTATTTCTTTTACATTACCCTTATCGGTCACAATGACAATTTTAGGATCTTCATCTCTATTATGTATATATACTTCCCCTTGATTCAATCCTTCTAAATGCCTTTCTTCAGAAGGTGCCAACGGAGGATATACCGGATTGCCATCCTTATCTATCTCACTTCCATACCACAACTCTTTTGTTACCTTCTTCTTCATTACACTTCAATTTTATCAGTATTTACAAAAGCCAATTGGGAAGAATCATATTGTAGCATTTCTCCTTCTTTGGGATTATTTATATTAAATCCAACAAGATTGATCGCTGATGATCCGCCCGGTATACCTCCCAATCCGGAAAGATTATTCTCTCTTTTTTCCAATAAAACCGAAGCCCAAAACATTTGGCTATCCTCAGATATCTGAGTCACTTCAGGGACAGAATTCCCCGAACGCACATAAGCGACACCATTTACACAAAAGTCAGAAAGGCATAAAACCTTATTTATAAACTGAATGAACCAATAAGGAATACCAGAAGAATTACCACATGACAATGCGAACGTATCATACGGAACTGAATACAATTCTATAATTTCCTGCTTTTGGTTTCGGAATTGCTCATTTTCAACTTTTGGAGAATAACTATTCGGCTTAAATCCTCCTTCTATTCTGAATTCAAAAAACAGCTGAGTTTCTCCAACCCAGAATATATTATCAAAAGGAGAATTATTGTCTTTATGAGAATATTTTATAAGGCAAGTCTCTTCAAGAAGGAGACTATCTGAACAAATCGAAAACGGCTCACTTGTAGATTGGAAATTACCGGAAGCATCCGATACCTCAAGAGCGTATACCGAATCAGAAAGTCCGGTAATTGCTGAATAATACATCTTTACCGTATCATTCACTTCATATTCGGAAAGAGAAATAGCTGTTTGTACGCCTGATACCAAATTATAAAGATGAGCTCTTACCGCATGGCTGGCATCATTAGAAAAGATTTGAATTAAAATTCTATCATTAACATGGAAACGTTGGATATAGTCTATATCCTGTTGAAATTTGTTCTTTAATGGAGAAAAGAACAATGGACAGATGTCACCGATTTTAATCATATGGTCTTTTCGTTCTTTTATGGGTTAAGTGCCGCTTGACACTGCAATGCAAATATACTAATTATTATAACAATTACAATAACTTATCAGCTTTTTATCTCTTTCACAATTAGAGAGTATTTTATCGACTCGGCCTTTCCGACATTAATCTTCATCTCTTTAATATATCCGTGTATGGTCTCTCCATTATGATCAAAAGAGATTAATCCGGATAAATTGGAAGGGATGTCTACTTCACTCGTCTCGACGTCTACCTCACCTACCGTAAACAAACGATTATCTATAGGAAAATCATCGGCTTCCTTTACTCCATCTATTGAGACGTCACTATTACCATCCGAAGAAGTAAACTTAAGCATATTTGTGCATGCGCCTATATATGCCTTATTTGCTTCCAGCATAAAACGAGGTGAATATTCTATGTTAAACATTGTATCAGGGCTGATCAGACCCAGCAACTGACTAGAGCTGTACGGACGGTCTAATAACAGATTACCATTCTCTGCCGAAGTTGCATATTGACAACCTACGATAAAAACATCATTATCGCTATCATTATCGGTGGTATCTTCCCCCCGTTTTTGAACCAAAAACTCTATTCCATACGCATCCGCCCGGTAAGGACTGATAAAAGAAAGAGTATTATCCGTCAGTTTTAATCCTGTTGAGAATTCATTTGTAAACCGAAACTCATCACGTCCATTGATACTGTCATAATCCTGCTTATCATATCCAACTTTTACGGAAGTGTTGATAAGAGAGGAATTGACGCTATATTCATAATCGTTTATCTGATCTGAAAGGTCTTTTACGACATAATTGTCAAACAATGCATATCTATGAATAAAAGTAACGTTGTTCCCTTCTACAACCAGAACATAGCCAAACTCAGCCTCCATAAACTCACAAAATTTCTTGAAGGAAGTGTACAGCTTTGCATTAGGAAGATTTCTTGCACTTTCTGCCGGCATTATAAAACACGAAGAGAGTCGACTCCGAGTAATTCCACCAGGTACATAATTGTATATATCTACGCTATAATCACTGCTATCTGTCATGCTTTCAAGGAGCTTTTCTGCAACAGTGGTCAAAAGAAGGACATCTATATTGACTGAATTGATACGGGATTGGAAATTTACAGATAAAGAGAAGCCTCTCAGATAAGTAGTCCATGTCATTGTTATAGGTGTAGCAGAATTATACAAGAGCAGATCCATTCCTATGGAATCACCGGAATTAAGGGATATGTTTATTAACTCACTAACAATAGTTGGAATATTCCCCGCAATATGCCTCCATACCCCAAACCGAGCAAGATCCCCATTTGCTCTTTTCACAAACAACACTACATCTGCATAGGCAGTACCATGTGCGTTATCTGCAGTGACATAAAAAGAAAATGATAATTTTAGCGTAATATCGATATTAGAAAGAGCTTCAGCAAAAATTTGAACACTTCCGTCAGTCGTGAATGGCTCATCTGTGAATACTAGAGGAGAGTCTCGTTTCGGTAACTCACTATTATCCAATATGTATACAGGAAAACTCACTGTAGCCGGTCGCGTACCTCCTTCCGCCTGCAGCGCTCCGTGGAATTGGATATACTGAAGGTTAGCATCATCTTCTACAGTTGTTCCTCCTGACACATATTTAGCTTCATACTGGAACTTCAGACCGTCATAATAAAGAGATTGAGGCTTTAATTCAGACACCAGATACTCATACTGAATATTTCTCTTAGCTTTAATAATAGCGGCCAGCGTATCATCAATTGCGTTAATAGAGATTGTATATCCATCATCCGAATAAGAGGAAAAATCTAAAGCGCACTGAAATACCTTATCCCAGTTCCAGCTATTGTTTCTTTTATAAAAAGCTATACCGGCGCTGGAAGAAAGGTAATTCTTTGAATATTCCTCCTTCAACAAATTATAAGACCGGTTTACAAACTCAAATTTAGTGCTAAAAGAACGAAGTACTCCGTCATAATCACTTCTTTTATAAGCAAGTTCAAAATCATCCCAGTTCTTGAGATCATCCGTTGCTTCGTAGGATATTCCATTTATTAAAATCTGACATCTAAAGTACATAGCTACTTGCGTTTTATTGATTTTACATCGTCACACATACGCTTAACCATAAAGGCATATTCTTTTGCAGTAATCTCATTCTTGCGGATCTGCATTCCAAAATGAGCCATGACCATAACTCTTTCCCTGGCAAAGTAGTTTTTATCCATCTTGGAAGATTGCTCTTCTGCCTTTTTGCTGTTATAGCTCTCTATTAAATAACGACTCTGCGACATTATAGCCGATATCCGCTTTCTAATTTTTTCATGTTCAGACGGGAATAGCTGATATCCAAAAGATCTTAAGATATTAATCACTTCATCCCATTCTCCCCGATTTGCCATCAGTTCCGCAATCCTCATACATTCAACTTTTATATGAAGATTGATCATATTGCTCTTCTTCAGAATTTCAGCAGAAACAGAAGTACCGCCTACAATTTCAATGTATTCAGATATCAGCATGGAGGCTTGCTCTTCCAACTCTTCTTCTGAATGGTTGCCATCTATTATGAGTTTTCTCTTTTCTCCTAAGAAGACATCAATGAAGATGTCTAGGGGAATTTTGTCCAGATCATTGTATAGCATATTTATGATTCAATTATTCCTGTTATTACAATCCAAGAGAAGGCGCTATATATAAGAAAAAGTATCAATGCAGTACCTACTCTTTTTGCAAATTCTGTTGGGGCCACGCTTGAAATAAAGTCCCATTCGTTATAAATACCCACACATGTAAGATAGGTTAACATTATTCCTATCAATATTATTATAAATGTTTTCATCTTTATATACCCTTGTCCCTTTCCTCTTTTATTCTCCTTAGTTCTTCTCTCTGTTGCTGCTGCTTCTCCATTATTGCTGAAAAACGGCTTTTGAAAGGTTTATGATCTGATTGATCTTCCGTTATTTTAGAGCGATCTTCTTGCAATAATTTCTTTATAGCAATTGCACTAAACATTATCCTAAACATTGCGGACTGATCCTCCAGATCTTCATCTTCCACCGTACATTCCGCATCTTTCATTTTATCCCATAGTTCATCTGTTAATTTTCCACCAGAAAGACGAAACATTGCCGATATATCATCTCTTTCCAACTCAACTTTTAAGATTACTTTTTCCATAAGAATTAAATATATAAATGTTTAACTTTAAATCTTTACAATCTACTATCAAGATAGCGATACTCTGCGGAACGGGCCATTTTTCGCAATGTCTTATTCAAGTTTGACATTCCTTGATTAGTCACGTCCATTTTTCGCTCCAGACTCTTATAGTCATTATTTACATTAACAATGACGGGATCTCCTTTGTCACGCCTCATCTTATCAAGCATCATTGCGTCAGAGCGAAGAGCCATTTTTTTGTAATCAACTATATCTGGGATGACCTCAGCATGTTTAGGCATATCAACCAAAGTGGGGACAGATGGGGTGATATAAGCTCCGTTACCTGTAAGAATAACCTCTCGCTTGCCACCATCACCGACAATAGCCAAACCTCCCGGGTGAGATTTATCCTTTGTTCCCTTTGCGTATTTCGGGATGGGCTGGGCTGCGATCATGGCTATTTGAGCAGCTCCCATTGCGGCAACCATAGCGGCAATAACAAAATTCGGCAACGCTTTAGTTACCGCCAGGGATGTTGCAATTGTTGCCTGTATAATAGAATTAGCCTTATCCCATTTGGCCTGTTTTTGCTGGATTTCAGCTTTTTGCTTTTCCAGTTCTTTATTTTTATCGGCTGTCGTTTGTTCGGCGGCCCGTTTCCGAGCCTCACCTACTTCCGTAGAAATAACTCCACTATTCACTAAGTCCTCGATGCGCTCCTTTTCTTCCTCTGCGGCTTCTTCATTCTTTTCCTGTTGCTCTTCGATTTTTTCTATTTGCCGATCGTACATGCCTATAACCATAGTTGATAATCCTTCAGATATAGCAGCTGCACTAGCCAAAAGATCTTCTAATCCCAATTTACCATCTTTTACCATCTTCAGGATTAGCTCTGTTATTCCTCCAAACAGCGTGCCTAGCCCATCAACTGCGTCATCACTAACATTCTTCAGGTTATCTATTGATGATTGAATATCTGCCCAATATTTTTTATCACTTTCATTTTCTTCATCCCTTGCTTTAGTGTGGGCATCTCTAACCTTTTCTATAAGCTTTATTTCCTCTTCGGCAAGGGCTTCTTTCAATCTTAATCTTTCTTCATCTGATATGCCTTGTACATTAATCAATTCTTGCAGAAGTGCCATAGTACGCTCAGTCTCTATTATCGCATAATCTTGCGTTATTTGGGCCTTTCTCTTCTCGTATTCTTTTTTAGTGATTATGCCTTTTTCATATAGTTTGGCCTGCTCGAGGATATCTCTTTGCATATTTCTCGAGCTCTTAATGGATTCAGCAGCATATGTATTCTTTGCGCTATCCATCTTATCTTTCGCAAGGCTTTCAATCCTTTTTCTTTCTTCTTCATCTTTTTTATCCAAGTAATTCTTATCTATCGCCAGCAATTCATCCTGAAGTATCTGTTCGTAATTCTTTCTCAATTCATTTTCTTCTTCCGAATTACCTTTGATGGATGCTATATTTTCTTCATACTTCTTTTGAGCTGTCTGCCTTTCTTTTTCATACTCATCATCTATAAGAGAAATACGGGTTTCGGAAAGACGTTTAGCGATGTCTTCTTGATGTTTTGCTAGTTTATCAGCCGAATTTTCACCTTTTGATGTTGGTGGATTTAGCAGGTCATTTATATTAATGCTTTCAGCTAGTCCCTCATTTGCTCTTTTAAAACCATCAGCTGTTTTTTGGAAACTCTCCATTCTTTTTTCAGCATCTTCAAGCCTGGTTCTTAAACCTACAAGAGCAAGTGCATTTGCATCATAAGCCCCACCTCCCCTTTGTACAACAATCTTAGGTCCCTCTGCTTCCAATCTATCTATTTCTTTTTGTATTTGATAACGATCTGCAAGAGCAGATCGCATTTTATTCTCATATTCAAGAGCCTTTTTACTATTTTCCACCATTGTTTCTTCGATAGCACGTGCTTGGGCGTTCGCAATTAAAGCAGACGTCAGTTCTTTATAACTCGAAGTTGCTTTTCCTGCTAATATATCCTCATCTTTGACACTTCCTAAATAATTGGGATATCTTTTTTGGAGCTCATCAACCGCCGCTTTCCTTTCTTCCATTGATCGCGTAGTATCTTGCGAAGCATCATATAATAGCTTTAACTCTGTTCGCTCCTTAACCGAATCAGACACTCCCTTTCTCATAGCTACCGCTAATTGATTTGTAGCATTTACTGTTTCTAATAATGCATCTTTTGTTTTACCCAATCCGCTAATCCAATTTACCAAATCTTTTCCATATACAGAAAGCAAAGTTATCCCTACCACTAATGCTGTCTGCCAATTAAAGATAGCCTCAGTCAACTGTTTCCAAACAGGTATTCCCTTCATTCCAGATTCCCGCATTGCTTTAAATTCAGCATTTGCCTTTTTAATCTCATCTGCTAAAATCGGAAGATTATTAGATATTGCAAGGAAAAACGTATTCCAACCAACTGCAAGAGATGGAAGTTCTCTTGCGACTTGTTGAACAGACATACCTAAACCATTCCAATGCGAAGCATAATTACCAACATTACGTTGATAATTTCCCATTTGGGCATCCATGCTTTTTAATTCATTCTTCAGCGTCTGTATCTGCTGTAATGTCTTTTGTCCTTCAGAACCTAAAAATGAATCTTTAGACATAGATTTCAGCCGTTTTTCAAGAGCCAATACCGCAGCATTCATTTCGTTGTAGCTGCTAGATGCGGAAATAATAACAGCAGCATGATTTCTCATTAAGCTTGAGTACTGCTTGTTTTGTTCCGAAAGCTCCGTTTGACGCTGCTTTAGTAATGCAGATTTATTCAGATAATCAGTTAAGCCGATATTCCCATTCTTATATTCCTTATCCAATCGTTTGAGTTCATCTCCTAATTCCTTTATTCTAATCTTGTTCTGAATGGTATCTGCCGTCAATTTAGTAACATTATTATCATAAGCTAATATATTATCTACAATTTCAGCATACCTAATCTCAGTAGTCGCTATCGCCTGATTTAATCGATTAGTAGATTGGGTATACGATTGATTTGCCTGAGATGCCGAACTTTGGGCAGAAGAAGCGTTCTGAAATTTAGAAGAAAGCGTATCTAGAGAGCTAGATATCTTATTTATCCCTTTAACTAAATCGTCAAATTGCTTAGGAAGGGTATTAAGAGTCAGTAATTTATTTATCTTATTCCCATAATCCTCCAAAGTCTTATTATATTTTTCCTGAATAGCAGCCATTCTATTCTGAGTAACAATAAGATCATTTAGTGTTTTATTATAAAGAATCGATTTGTCAGATAATTCTTGGAATGTTTTAGGATTGATTTTAACTCCACCGGCTAATTCTAAAGCAAGCTTCTTATAAATTGAATAATTCTCGTTTAATTCCGCCTTAAAGTTTCGCAACTGATCAAAAGCTTTTTGATCGACTACATCCGTGATTTTTAATTCATTTGCCATAACGTTCGAATTAAGTACCGGGCCACTTGACACGGTTTCCGCACAAATATAGAAAGATTTGAGGAAATTTACAAGCTATTTAGAATGAATAAAGATAAGAAAGGCAGGCAAAAAGAAAGGCGGATGTTAGTCCGCCTGCTTACTTATTGAATGTGTTGAGTTCTCCTTCAAGCTTATCCAATTTATCGGAGTGCTTTGATTGAGCTATAAGGTGGATATAGTGATCGCCATATATCATATCTTTTAAAATAATAGACTTATTTATAAACTCCCCCTTATGATGTCGAGTCGTTCTATCAAACATAGAAGTAAATAAAAAACTGCGGTATTGTTGATATGACATTTTTCCTCTAGTATCTCTTTGCTTTATTGGGTCTTTAGAACAATAAAAATATAGAATAACATCATTTTCATCCAAAAAATTGAAGAGTATTGACGCTATTCTATTTAAGGTTCCTGCATTATTAATAATTTCTGTCTTGGACATTGAAATCAGAGCTATATCTACAATTTCAATAGTCGAATCAATTGGTATATTCTTACAGTCAGTAAGCTTTAGAAGGTATTGGTGTCCGTCAGAGCACTCAATAGGCAGTGTGATATTCATTACTTTTTCTTAGCGGGGAAATACTTATCCTTTTTAGTTAAAAGTTCATTTTTGGTTTCACATTTCCTACGCTCCAATTCCCTCACAAATTCAAGAAGCTTTTGTGAGGGGTTCTCTATTACTAATGTGTCCTGTGTGTAAGATGAAGTTTTCATATTTAATCCTCCTTTGTTTGTAACGTGTCACAGTCACGCTATTTTGATGTTGCAAATATAAATAATACAAATCAAGATTGATTGATTGATTAGCAGATTAACTATTTATACTATAGGTTTTTAATAGTTTTTAATAGTTTTGGCTAGTTTTGACTAGTTAGATACAAAAACCGCCCATCTTTAGACGGGCGGGAAACTGGTTAGGAGTGGATTACAAAGATTTATTTTTTATCCCAGTATTTATTAAACAATTCTATCTCATTTCTTTTGAAAACTCCAACAATCATTCCCGATGCTTTACATTCAAATTTCCCATCATTTGTAATGTTCTCCACCCTCATCTGCCTTTCCGTCTTTAATTCAACTACAAGATCTCCTTCCTTTATACCATCAGCAATGACTGTTTTACCAATTTCCATATCTTGTTCCTTCTTATTATTCAGAATGCGCTTTATTTCAGCAACATTATTAGTCATTCCCCATAACTTAAAGAACAAAATAATCTGTAATACACCGAATACAATGATTACGATAGATACGAATAGTGGGGTTCCTTCCATATAGATATTTTTAATTATTAACATAATACCATAAATAATCATGATCTTTATTTATATCAAAATCTTCACTTTTTCTGACTTCATCAATTATGTTGTTAACGGAATCAGAGTCTATTGAAATCGAATTATTATATATTTTCTTTATCTTAAAATCATCATCAAAGACATATTTAGAAAAATATAGAGAGTCCCCGAAATTAGTTTTGCATATATAAGTATGAATAATTCCTGTTCCTATTTTATAAGGAGTATATTTAACTTCTAAGTCGTTTATTTTTCTAGCCAATAAATCTCTTTCGTATGAAGAAGGTTTAATTTTTATTTTATCTGCAAAATCCTTACCATAAGTAATGCTATCAACTTTATAATTTTCAGCACTAGATATTGAATCATACAAATATTGATATTCTATTTTATCGTATTTTTCTTTTAATTCTTTATATTTTTCATCTTCGTTTATGTTGGATAAGACATCCGCTAATTTACTAAATTTAATAGGAGTGTATGTCCATCCTTCTGGCATTTGGGATTTTATACTCTTACAAATCTCATGTTCTGCTTTTTTTTGATTATTAGAGCATGATAAAAAAAACATAATAGAAAGTAAATATAAAATCTTTTTCATATCTGTGTGTTTTTAGTTAGTTATACAATGCAACAAAATAACATACAAACACACAAAAAAGCAAATATTCTTTTACTTTTCTTTGATTTCAGCCACTATTTTCTCTAATTTGGATATTTTGTGATAGATCATAATAAAAAAGGTAGGTGCTCGTAACACCTACCTACAATATCATAAGCTAGAAAGCCATTTTTTACCGGATTTTGTATTGATCCAAATCGCTAAGCCAAAAGCAACAACGCCTACTCCTCCTAAAATTATAATCAATCCTTCCATAATCTACCTCCTTATTACTTTATATCCAAAATATGCCAACGAAGCCGTTGTAAAAAGCCCAATTAATAAAAGAAGCCAATAGTTTTCTTTATCGGATTCAGAAAACCATGGTACTACAACTCCTAAAACCATAGCTCCAAAGGAAAGTTTAGACAAGTCATAAAAATATTTTCCGAGTATTTCTCTACTTGTCTTATCTTTCTCTTTCCGTTCCTTCTTTTCTTCCTGTTTTTCACTCCAATTGCCCATATTCCAAGTATTGACAACGCAAATGTACGAAAATAGTTTGATTATACAAATTAAATTAATACAAATACTTGCGCAATTCAAATTTTATGAGTATGTTTGCAGTATCAACAAATTCATAAGAGCGGCAAACTCTTATGGCTCTACCATATAGAGTTATTTTTTTGCCAAGGCATATTGTAGTAGTATCGTTTTAAAGATATTGCGTCTACCGAGTGGAGATACGGAAACGCCTCCGACATTAATCTTATGGATTTGTTGACAACTCGTAGTAGGCGCATTTTTTATTGTTATGTCAACAAATCCTATTCAAGTCCTAAAACAAACAGAATTGCTTGGACATCAATTCACCGTTTATGGAACGGCAGAAAATCCATTATTCTTAGCCAAAGAGGTAGGAGAAGTACTAGAATACTCTGAAAGTAATTCAAGCAAGTTAACTAATCTTGTAGATGATGATGAAAAGGTTCGTAATATTGTTACGACCCCCGGTGGAAATCAAGAAGTTTGGATGCTTACCGAGGACGGATTATATGAAGTCCTTATGCAATCCCGTAAACCAATTGCCAAACAATTCAAGAAGGGGGTAAAACAAATCCTTCACGAAGTACGAACCACTGGCGGCTACCTCGCCACCAAATCAGAAGACACCCCCGAAGAAATCATGGCACGTGCCCTTACCATCGCACAAGCCACGCTTGCAAAGCGTGAAGAACGCCTAAAACAGCTCGAAGTAAAAGCAGAACAACAGCAAATCACCATCGAATTGCAAGAGAAGGAAATCAAGCAGGCCGCCCCTAAGGTCAACTACTACGACACCCACCTACAATCGGTCAACACTCTGACCACTACACAGGTAGCTAAGGAGATAGGGATGAATGCGGAAAAGCTCAACAGCAAACTGAAAGAGCTTGGCATACAATACAAACAGTCCGACCAATGGCTGTTGAAAGCTCCGTATGACAGATGGGGAATGCACGATGTAAGGACCAACATTTTCACGAGCGAAAGAGGTAATACCCACACCAACACATATACGGTCTGGACGCAGAAAAGCAGGCGATTCATCATAGCCCTATACGAAAACGATTGGGACGTGAAGAAAGCCATCAAGCAAATAAAAGGTGAGATGAATTCTGCCGCCTAATCACACCGCCATGTTAGAACTTTTAATACTGCTGGGCACCCTGTATGCAGCATATAGGGTGTTCCGTAAAGGAAGCGAACACTTCTTTTACAACGACTAACAATGCAGCTTATACGCTGTAAATCATCAGAATACATACGAATACACGAATCACGAAAAATAAAAAGTATCATTATGGAATTTTCAGAAATTAGAGAAAAGTTTGAAGGTCTGACAGCAGACCAAGTTTGCGAACTGGCAAAGTTCGGTAAAGAGATTTTAAACCATGCCGGCATGTTCGGCTTATCATCAGGGTTGCTGAACTTGATTAAGGATATTATCAACGCAGATGATTATGTGTATGATGACAATAAGTGTACAATCGAGACACTTATACATATTATCAGCCTAGTTAACGATTTGACAGAAAAATGTTTACACGAGCGTAAAACTCCTTTTGGGCTTACAGGGCTAAAAGATG